TGTGGATGATGTTATTCCGGAACAACTTTCTTTACCATTTACATAGACGCTCAGCCTTGCTGTCAAAGTTGTTACCCTCATAGCACCAAAGCACATTAGGATACATTTTCTGCCATGCCCTGTCGCCTTGATGCTATTAAGTGTCAGCGATGTTTTTGTGCTTTTTTCGTTATCCAGATGAGCGCTATATGCGTGGGCATACTTACCAGTCATTTTTTTGCTAATCTCAGCAAGTTGGTTGGACAAATCCTTATTTGTCTTAGCGATCTCTAATTTCTTTGTCACTTCCACAATATTAATTCCGTCAAAATGAACTTCAAATGCCGGGCAATCGTCCACAAGATCTCCTTTTTGCAAGTCTCCTTGCGTATACTCCGGAACTACTGGACTACTCTCTGCAGGGGTTCCCATGATCACAACCCATTCATTTTTCTCTGTGTTATCCTCTTCGTTTCTTGTATACCGGTTAACAATCAGATCTATCCTCTTCATTCCCTGCGATCCATTTGTAAGTTCCACCTCATCATAAGTTCCGATTTTTACAGAAGACACATTCCCATGATGGCACATCATTCCGCTTCGGATCTTGAGAGAATTGTTGGATACCAGCTCCGGTTCCAGATTTTCTCCTGACGGTAATATACAACTATCATCACCAATGATTCCTTCTATGATCTGCCGGAACTGCTGGCTCGTAACATGTGGTTTTCCTGTTCTTCCACTAACTATTTCCATTATCGCTCTCTCCTTCCAATTCGTATTCTTTAGACTCTACTCTATTTGTAACACTATAAATAATATTGGCTACTGGACGACTGGAATACATCCCTGTAAGATAATCCCGGCCACCAACAATATCTCCAATGCCCACATCAATACCAAGCTTTGCTATGTCCATACCAAAAATCTTTTTGCTACATAGTTCTTGCAATTTCTTTGTGCTTTGGCTCTCTAATTCATCCGTTTCTGTTGATGTATTTTCATATACCTGAGTGATTTCAGCCAATCCCTTATAATATTGTGTCTTCTTGAATGAACCATTTGGCCATACATACAAGTGCAATACATTTCTATCCTTCAGCTCACCTTTTCCGGTCACGATCAAGTGATTTACTCCATTTCTTTTATCTTCCATCGTGTAATTAAGTCCTGAGTCTTTTGATAGCTCAATCTCATCGGAATAATCCACGATCGGTACGGCTCTGATCAGAATGTATCCGGGAACCCCTCGCTCTCGCTTGTGTTGAATATCCAATCTATATCCAACAGTTTTCAACATCTTGGTGATTCCTTCTAACAATGTGCAATAGCGGTCAAACTGATAATTGCTTACGGCCACCCCGGTACTTTCCCCTGATACAACATATAATCCTCCAAATTCCGGTTCAATCAGTTTTTTAAGGACTGCATTCAATTCTCCCGACACCACCCTGTAATCACTTCCGGCCGGCGGCTCTATTACTTTCATTGCCATGCGTCCACGCCATGTATAGCCTTTCAGCTCTACATAATCCAGAGTTGTATCGGTCAACACATCTTCGATAATTCCGCCAAATTCTGTATCTGGCACGTACACAAGATTTCCAAATGTCATATCTCCCGTCCAGTTACACCGGGCAATCTTAATAGAAAATTCCCGATCTTTATTGGCATCAAAAGTGCAATTTGCATCCAATAATGGATTCGTTCCTATTTCTCTGCTCCTTGTCGCCAGAATTACCATGCTGCCTCCTTCCGCTTCAGAAACACATATAAATCTATTCCGAAGTCTCCACTCCAATTTACCGATATCAATCCGGATGGGATTTTCTCAAATACGGAATAATCATATCCACGGACGTCAAACAGATTCGCTATTGTTCCATTGGAAAGATATTTCATGATCGTCTGCTCCGAGCTGTTTATAATCAAATATTCATTCTTCTCTAACGTAGTAAGGACTTCATATGGATAACCATTCATTAATACCTTAGGATTTACGCATGGCCCATATATGACCATTTCAAAATCGGACGGAATAATATGATCAACTTCAAATTCTGCGGTCCCTCTTTTCTCATTCATAAAATCAAATGGGAAACCACAAGGAAAATCCAATCCGCTATCTGCAGCTATTTCTTTTTGCGGGAAAAATCTTTTTTCCAAGACTGTGATCCAAGACAATTCCGGAGCAAGGAATGTAAGCTCTACCTCCGTATACACATATCCTTTCCATCCCGTTTTCTTGGTCTTATAAATCTGACACGGCAAGAACGTATCATTCACATATAAACGCCCGTAATTCCCTGTTTCAGCATCCACAGAGATGATTCTATACAGTGTTTCCATGTTCTTCGTGAACTCTTCTCTCTTTCCAAATACGTCCAAGGTAATTACCTTTTCATAACCATCCTCTGTCTCTTCCCATGTACTGTCAAACCAGTCCGCATCTATTGTACGAAAAGGTGCCCTGGTCAACCAGAGCACCTCTCCCTTACTGTTCTTATAATATGCCTTTATCATAATGCAGGCACCGCTCCTTTCGGTAATGGCTCATCAATTCTCTTTGTTCCCAGATAGATTGGACGCTTCGCCATTTTTTCTGCAGCTCTCATCTGGATTTTTTCTAACCGGTCATAATCGATATCTTTTCCTCCATCGAATCCCGGATAATTCTTTACTCTTCCAACTGTCTTGTCTGCAGTTCTCGCCGATAATGCAAGATCTACGGATTTATGTAATCCAGATACTGCTCTCTGTACTCCTACATTCATGGACTTGATTGGAATATTCTTTTCGAATCCGATTCCCATACCAAGAGCCATCATCTTACCTACCTGGTCGCGGAATACTCGAGATGGTGAATGAATTCCCAGCGCGCTCTTGGCCGCATCTAATGCTTTGTTTGCTGCACTCTTCGCCGCTTCTACGATTGCACTGGCTGCACCGGTTAATCCACTGGCAATGCCCTTTATAATATTCATTCCAACACTGCCCCAGTTCACACTGGTAAATGCATTCTTAATCTGGCTTACCATGCTTGGAATCTTTCCGATCAATGCCGGTATTCCCTGCACTAGTCCAACAGCGAGTTTACTTATGATCTGCACTCCTGCGGTCAGAATCTTTGGAAGATTCGTTATGATAGTCGATGCAAGCTTTCCAATAATCACTGGTGCCTTCGCTGACACCAATGGGATTGAATTTGCAATTCCACTTGCGAGGCCTTTCATTAAGTTAAGTCCTGAAGTAATTAATTGTGGAAGATTGCTTATCAATGATGTGACCAATGTCAGTATCATCTGTATTGCACATGGTATCAATTGAGGTAATTGTGCTGCCAGACTGCTCGTCAATGTGGATATAATGCTTACTCCGGCAGTAATCAATGCCGGCAGATTCACCGTAATTGCATTTAGGATTCCCATGATCAGCGTTGCGCCCTGAGCAACCAATCCTGGTAATGCTGCAGTAATGCCATTAGCAAAGTTCGTGATTACTTCCGGTCCTTTGGTCTGTGCGAGTAATAACAACTGATCAATCTGTGTACCGAATTGACTGTAGATCAATCCCATACCGGCAACAATGATTGCTGCTCCTGCGCCGATGTTAATCAGCTTAAAGAATGTCGGTGCAAATGTAGCTGCTTTAGCCAGGATTGGTTTGAAAGCATTTCCGATAATACTGCCGTATCCAGAAATTTTCGTTCCGACATTTCCAAGTCCCTGCATCACTGCAGAACCGATGTCCTTAAACGGCGCTGTAAATTTTCCAATCGCTCCGGATATAGGTGACGCTAATTTTGATAATTGATTTTTAATGCCTGCGCCATAATATCCTACCCGGTACGATACCTTCCCAAAAGCGCTACTTATTCTATCTCCCACGCCTTCAAAAGGAATTTCTAATGCATTGCCAAGGGCCTTGAACATTCCTCCAGCATTGTTTAATGACGAAGATACACTCTTCACCGTTCCAGGTATTTTCCCTATCTTTCCGACAGTCCCATCAATAATTCCATTGAATCCGCCAACTGCAGTTTTTACAGTGCCAACAGCCTTTCCAAGCCCTAACAGTCCCGGAGCTATTCCAGTCAGAACAAGCGCTGTCTTTCCAAAGTCTTTCAGTTCTGCAGATGACATCCCTTTTGTCTTTTCTGCCAATCCAGAGATCGCATCTGTAAATCCCTGAATCATCGGAATCTTCTGGCCGATCTCATCCACAAATCCGACAAAACCGCCTGAATTATATGCATCATTCAAATCAGAGATTACAGACACTGCAACTGCCGCAACTTCTTTCAATGGCTTTTCCAAAGATTCGTAGATGGATATTCCAAGTCCTTCCAATCCAGATTTTAAGATTGTAAGCTGACCTGCAAGGTTATCCTGCATGGTCGCCGCCATTTCAGCCGCCGCGCCATCTGCATTATCAATTGCAGATGATAACTTATCGAAATCGCTCTCAGAGGCATTAACAATAGCTAACAATCCGGACATGGCTTCCTGACCGCCAATAGCTGCAGCTGCTGCCGACTGTTCGTCTTCTGGAAGTTCTTGTAAAGAATCACGCATATTCTCCATCACTTCCATCAGTGACTTCATGGATCCATCGGAATTTTTCAGTGAAATTCCATACTGATCCATTGCCTCAGCAGCTTCTTTCGGAGGCTTTGCCAGTCTCGTCAGGATACTTCTGAGTGTCGTTCCAGCTTGCCCGCCTTTAATTCCTGAATTAGCCATCAATCCAATCGCCATAGAAAGATCTTCGATGTTGTATCCCAATGCTCCAGCCAAAGGCGCTGCGTATTTGAATGTCTCACCCATCATGGAGACATTTGTATTGGCATTGGAAGATGCCGCTGCCAATACATCAGCAAAATGTCCAGAGTCAGACGCTTGCAATCCCATCGCAGTCAACGCATCCGTTACAATATCAGATGTCGTTGCCAGATCTTCTCCGGATGCTGCTGCCAGATTCATGATACCCTCAATACCATTGAGCATATCACTGGTCTTCCAGCCAGCCATTGCCATGTATTCCATAGCCTGTGCTGATTCTGTAGCAGAGAACTTTGTCTTGGCTCCCATTTCCTTGGCTTTATCCGTTAATTTCTGGAAATCTTCTCCAGTGGCTCCTGATATTGCAGAGACTTTAGACATCTCTGCCTCAAATGCAGCTCCAACTTTTACCGCTGCCGCAATACCAGTTCCTGCAGCTGCTCCCAGTGCGGTAACTGCACGTGTCGCAACCTTTAAGCCGGATTTTCCAAGCTTTCCAAGCTTGCTTATACCGTCATTAAATCCTTTTTCATTTATCTTGGTATCAAAATTTAAATAGCCGTCTGCCAATACTATCATCCTTTCTGATAGCACGGCTCAACGGCTCACATGTGCTTTATATCTTTATTTTTATTTCTCTCTTACACTCCCGACAGTTAATATACACACCATCACATTTGGCGGTATCATCATATATCAATAATTTCTTGCCGCAATAAGGACACCGGAACCATTTTCTTTCTGTCGGGATTTTAATTACATGTTTCATCACGCAAACATATCTCCAATCTCATAATCTGTCATTATTCTCCGATTCTTCTTTTTCAGCGCAACTATCTCCTGTATCTTTTTAATTCTTTTGCGCTCGTCCTTATCTTTAATTGTCCGGAGATCTATGCTCCGGTACATGATTCTCTGCTTAATCTCCGTCTTTTCCGGAAGACCGGCAAATAATGTCTGGAACTCCCACCAGTGCATATAAGAAATTGTCTGCAGATTAATTCCATACACCTCACGGAATGCACTGTAAATACATTCTGCATCTTGTTCAAAAGAATACAATTGCTTCGGTGCAGATCCGGTAATACTCTCATCCTCTTCTGCGTTTTCTGTTTTCATTGCCAGAAAATCACCCAATGCATAAACTGCTGTTTCCAGATCATCCGGAATCCCATCTATGTACCACCGCAACAACAGTCGGCACTTTATCTGCCAGGGGATATCCTCGTCTTCCACCAGTTTAGCAAATCGTATCCATTCACGAAAATCTGTTTCAATTTGGTAAGCTTCATCATTCACGCAAACTGTATCCGGAAATTTATCGAACAAAATATTCATAGCATACTACCTGTTGCCATTACGGTAATAAGTAACATTTCCCTTATTCTGCTTCTTTCCATGCTGCTTATTATAATTACGTCTCTGCTGTCTGTTACCATGCTGCTGTATGGTATATTCACTGTATCGTCCATTCAGCTTTGTCGCTTCGTCATTTTCGAATTTCAGCAACTCATCCGCAGCATCAAGACATGCATTCAAGCTGATTTTCCCCTGAAACATTTCTTCATGTGCACCTTCTCCGATAACTCTGTCAAAAAAATTAAAGTAACACTGGCATTGTGCACGAATAATATCTGCAGTCTTTCCAGTTTTGGGTACACGTGCAGCTTCTTCTTTCATTGCTTGTTTCGCATCTTCAAGATTTTCCAAAAATAGTACGTCTGTAAAATCAATCTCTGCTTCAAGATTTCCAAATTTAAAAAGGCTCATCGGCTCACTCTCCTATCTTTACTCTGCTGTAAATGTACATGTCTGCCAGCTATCTGTTGTTGTGGCAGTTCCTTTAATGATTTCCCCGGCTGCTTTCAAGCTTCCCTTGTAGATCAGTGCATCTGTTCCGTCACCTTCCGTATCCGGGATCACGCTCCAGTCACGCTTTCTTGCAGTACAAGTATTTCCATCATCTGCTTTTGTTTCAAACAGATCCACTACCACTACCGTTACCTGTGCATCCGATCCAAGCAGTTCATCATCTGTAATCGTTGCAAGTTTTTTCTGTACTGCATCATTCGTGTATAAGTCAAGCTCATAATCCATAGATGGCGCATATCCTACCACGTCAGATCTTTCACTCGCTTCGTCTACATACTGCCTACTGTATTCTGTAGAATTCTTTCCATCTGACAGCGATGTAAAGCCCGTCATTCTGGTATATGTCTTTCCATCACCTGTAACATCCATAAACGCAACACGCTTATGTCTGCCTACTAATTTCTTTTTATTTGTATCTTCTGCCATCGATACAACCTCCTATCTGTATATCACTCTGCAAATCATCTGATACCGTCCCAAATCTGCTTCTGTACTAAACAAATAGCCGGACTGCAGCACGTCTACTCTGGTAGCGTCGTGCCCGTCCAGCTCTGGGAGGATATCGTTCATATTGTTACTTTCAACCCACTCTTCAAAATTCTGATAAAAGCCACTGTTAGCGATACCTGTTCTGGCATCACCGTCATACGCTTCCTTGCTCGTGAATGCGAATTGAAACTGTTTCAAGCAGGTCCCATCTGTGTATCTCTTGTAGACAGGATCCGCTCCGATCGGATCAATGGAATACTCCATTCCATTACCCAAATAATCAATATTTATCTTCCGATCATCAATATCCGGATTCAGCTTTACATAATCCCGGATACTCTGAATAATCGGTTTTTTACTCTCTTGCAATCCTCTCTGCTCCTTTCAAGATTGGTTCTTTATGGCTTGCTTTCATAGTTTCAAACCATCTTGGCTTACTTTTATTTTCATAATACTGCCGGCGGGCATAAGGCGCTAAATATTCGATACTTCCGGATCCGATCACTGTTCCAAGTGTTCCTGATTTAATCAGAAATCCTGTTCGTCTTGGTGTAAGTGGATTCATATACCTCAGGCATTCTGAATCAACAAACTGTTGCGCTTTTGAAAAGCTCTCAGCCTTTCGCTGCGCAAATCCTGGTGCCCACTCTATTTTTGCCGTTACGCTTCCATTCGCATCAGCTGAAGTAAACACACTTCCACGAGGGGTTGTAATTCGAAATTCCTTTTTCTGTGCCATTTACTCACCTTCAATCTTCCAATGTGGCAATCCGCCAAAGCGATTATCTGACCAGGACAACACTTTGCAGTGCCTCAATCGTACATCTTTCAGATCAGCTGGCCTTTCAATCTCCTGAGCATACTCGCCGAGTACAATCTGATCATCTGTCTGAATGGTCCAGTGTTCTTCCGGATCTTCCAGCTTCGCATATTCTTCCGGCGGAAGATACTGATTCGCATTCTCCACATCCGTAGGAATACGGATCTTATATACTTCTGCACTGTTTAGTCCGGAATCGCCAGCAGATGCTTTGTGATCAACATATACATGCACATTCTCAATAATGGTTCTATGCCAGGTATCGAAATGGGTGAGTGAATCGTACTTATGGTTATAAACAGTTATCGTTGCATTCGTTAACATCATCATCCACCGCCAAACTCATTAATCCTGTATTGATCAAATACACTTCTGCGATTTCATATAACATCACATTCAATGGCTTACTCGTATCATATGACACGGAATAGCCATCATTATTTTCCGAAGTCTTTCCGTCACGCCGCTCATACTTATATGCACAATCGCACATTTCACAAAGTGCTGTTTTGGCTTGTTCCGGCCAGTTGTCTTCTTTCATTCGATCAAATGTATACTGGTTAAGTCTTGCACTCATTTTTAATTCCAAGGAAATCCAGCGGTTCTCCGGAATCAGAGAACCACCAAAAGACTCCTTGTAATACTCGTATGTCACATTCATGACATCACTCCTTACTCTCCGGCTTTGTGAACATAGATTGCTACTTTCTTATTGTCCTTCGCTTCTGCAATACCAACTGTTCTGTAACCGAACTTCCATGCATCAGCTGTCTGGTTCTGCTCCGGAGTGATAATCTTCGAAACTGTATGTTTCTGATACTGAATTGCTGCGTTTTTGTCCACAATCAAGAAATCAATTGCTTTTCCTCCCGTGGTTGCAAATCCACCTGCACCAGTTTTCGTCAGTGTGATTTTGTCAAAGAATCTGCTTGCCGGTACTTCAATTACTCCTGCCCAATCTTCCATCGCCTTCTTTGATGCCGTTGTGTCAAGGTCATCAATCATTCCTTTCAGCGTTGTCGAAATAAACAGGTAGCAAGTCTCTGTTTTAGCCTCCGCATTCTTAATTGCAGTCTTGCCCGCACGAATTGCCGCAATACCTGCTTTTCCATCAGCAATCGCTCCTGTAACAACATTGTTTCCTGATGCATATCCAGCATACTTCGCAAGTCTCCATGTATCCAATTCCGGCACTACCTGTGTACGTAAGAACTCGCCGGACAGACGTCCAAACGCGATACCTGCAGATTCAATATTATCCATTGCATCTACAGTGAACATACGACCTCGATCATAATCACACTTCTTTGTTTCGTAATCAAGCGTTACATCTCCTAAGGCATAGCCTGTCTGCTTATCATAATCTGCTAATCCGCTCATAGACATCTTCGGGATTAAGATTTCATTCGCATTTGCGCCCTCCTGAGCTAAATCATTCGGTCCGTCCAGCACTGCTGTTAATGATGCTAACTTGTATGCCTCATCCAGAAGTGTGGAATATGTTTTTCTTAATGCAATTACATTTGGCATATCTTTCTACCTCTTTCCTTATTTCTTTTCCGGCAGTCCCATAGCCGCGCGGATAGCTGAAACATCATCTGCTCCCGGATCCGCTCCGCCATTAATGTTGGTTCCACCTACTGCATTGTTAATTGGTTCGTTTGCTCCGAACAGATATCCGTCTGACTTCTTTACATCCTCCAAAGCCTTTTTGATATCCGCGGATTGATTCTTTGATTCTTTCAGAGCATCGATATCCAGCATGGCAATAACAGCCTTTTCGTTTCTTCCACCGGCAGTCTTGACTGCTTCTTTGATAGAATCCATGAATACACGATCTGCCTCTTTCGCTGCGTATTCATCATCTTTCGCTTTCAGATCTCCCTGAAGCTTTGTGATCTGCCCCTGCAGATCTTTTACATCGACTCCTTCAAATTCCTTCAGCTTAGCATTCACATCATCCAGAGAAGTCTTATAGTTGTCTCTCTGCGAAACTGCATTGTCATACTCACTCTTGGTACGATAGTTCTCTTTCCAAGCCTTATCAAACGCTGCCTTCTTGTCTGCCGGAACCTCCAGTTCATACTCTTTCAAAATCTCATGAATATTTTTCATAGTTACATTCCTCCTGAAATATTTTATTGACCGCTCTTTCAGCGGTATGGGATATAGCCGGTTAGACCCCCGGCCGGGTAATTGTCCAGTTTATAGCCTTATGGCAGGGCATAAAAATAAGACGCATAACCCTGCGTCTCAAAGGGAGATAAGTGGATCACCTCCTAAAAATGAGTATAAAAATACCACCGGCCTTTCGACTGGTGGTAGCTACATGGATAATACTTTCATATCATTCCATAATTCCTTTAACTGTCTATCATTTATTTTATGTTTATCAAGCATTGCCTTGGCATCTGTATAGAAATTAGTCTCACCTTCTGGACACCTGCATATAAACGGCTCATCATCTCTCCACGAAATATTATATCTTTCTCCATAAAGAATAAACTCGATATCTAATCCTATCTCTATAGCTTCTGACAGCTCAGACAAGTTCTCAAATTTTGCATAATCTTTATACTCAATCATTTCAATCACCTCTTCTCGAGAATATCTTTATTGGCAATTTCATGCCCTAATTTAAGTGGATTATCGCGCTTTGCTTCACGTTTCAAGTTACCTTTTTCATCAAGATACCAGTTATGATAATGTGGCACAATCGGATGTTCTTTTGAATTTCCGTGATCCGTCATATCTATGTCCAATCTTGGTCTTCCATCATTTCCGTAATATCTACGTCTCTGCAAGGCACCATCTTTGAAATTATCAAACACACTATTCGGAGCACCTTTATACGGGATAGAATGTACTTCTCCTATTTGTTTCTTCTTCAGTGCTTGACTCTGCCATTTTACATCTATATATGCTTCACTGATAATTTTCCATTTCTCACTATCATTATATTTCATCTGGCCGAAATTAACAAGCGAACCAATATAATCTCCCAGAACTTCTTTATACCGCTTATACTGAGCCACATCCTTGGATGCATTCTCAATCATTTCCCGCGGGAACAATGCATTCTGTCGTTTGCTATTTGTTGCCACCCGACCTTTCATATCCAGGTAAATACGCTCACGTTCTTCAGTAAGCTTCATCTTCCGGCAGAATCTGGAATATTCATTCAACTGCCCTTGGTATTTTGCTTTATGTAACAAAATCTCATCTGGATCAGCTTTGCCTTTCTGAAGTAGTCGAATTTTTTCTCTCTGCGCCCGCATTGCTACTTCCATCTGGCGTTGCCTTTGTTTGGCTTCGTACAGGGTATACTCTTTTTCTCCAAACTTCTTTGGTTCACTCTCTTCCAGATTCTTGGCATCCAGCCATTCATCTGTCCAGTTGCGTTCGGATATTCCCAGAAAGAATGGATAATATTCATGGCAGCAGTTTACTCCCAGCAATCCTGTTACTGTTCCCAGTCCGCATACATCATACAGTTCACGCTTACTCCACACTCTTCCTTGCCATACTGCATGAGTCGGTCGTGCTCCGGCATGCCAAGCAACCTCGAAATATTCTGTTCCAAGCTTCTCGGCGTTATACTCTGTTATCTTCCCGGTAATCTGACTCACTGCAGTCATTACGGCTCGCCTTGCAGCCACATCCACCCGATCAGCTCGTCCAGATGAATAATCTATCTTCCGGAGTCCGCTGTTCGTAAGTTGTGTAACTACTCTCCTCAGGACACTGTTATAATCAAAAGCGCCAGTTACGATATCATAACATGCTGCATCCAGATATCCGGAATACACCTGAGCAAGTGGCGTCAGCACTTTCCTGCCATTTCCGTAATCCAGGTAAAAACCAAGCGAATTGGTTACATTCTCCAAATCTTCACAACTCTGGTCAATAATTGCTTCTGTGATCTGCTTAAGCTGTCTGTTCTCTTCGAACGGTATGTATTTGGCGTTGATCTGTTCATATATATCTTTATTTCGAACATATTCCTTTTCAATCACCTTGTCATACAACTCAAACATCTCCGGGTAGGAAGCATTGAGCGTTTTCTTGATTTCCCTCTCGATATCCTCAGAAGAATATCCCAGGATCCGTAACCGGTTGATCTGCCAATCTGCAGTACTGGTAATCTCACCAGTCTTAGCGATTCTTCGAACAATATCATGCATGATTCGTTCTTCCAGATCCTGATATCTGACAGCAATCTTACCGGCCATCTTATTCTTGTAATCATCTCGCATCTTACTCCATCACCTGATTCTGTTCCGGGATTTTTGACTTTGCGGTCGCTTCGTCCTCGTTGTACCATTTCATGCGATATTCAACCAGACTCATAACACCCATACTTACGTCTTGCCTGTCCTGCTGCCTTTCTGATTCTTCATCTGCCAAGATTGAATCATTGAACTCGCAAGTAAATTCCACACCAGACATATAAGAACCATTGTGGAAAGCCAGCGCATTTACGAATCCATTTAAACATTCTTCGAGCTTCTCCTGTATTGCAGTAACACGATTGTATTTTCTGGTCTTTGATGTAAGCACTTCCGTGGCTGTCTTATCCACTTCCTGTGCGTCAGACAGATCTCCGTAAGCAAGACCAACATTGAACTCAATCTCTCGTTTGTATTCCTCTAATCCCCTCCGAAATGCTTCATCTCTCATTGCAGGAGAATACTCTTTATAAAGTTCTTTATCTTTACCATCTTCAAGGTTCATTCCTTTGTAAAGACGCTTTTTCAGCCTTGGCAGGTAAGTCTTACCGCCTTTATTCTTTAACGCTCTCTGGTCTACATGAATCGCACGCTCTCCAGAATCATACTCCCAGTCAAGACGTGCCGCCTGCACATCCGCTTTCTTGATCAATCCTTTTGCCGACTCATATATTGATACACCACATGAAGAACTATCCACCTTATTCTCAATTGGATTCTGATAATATCCAAAATCCATTTCTGTCATACCGGTATAAACAATTGGCCCAGGTTGAATATTTGCCCATTCTGCGACTGCTTCCAGGCTGCATCTCTGCCCGATATCACTTCGGCTCTGCGAATGATAACATTTATTTTCAATGGTCAGATTCCCATTTGTGAAATAATGTCTCTCTACTCTGGTGTAATAGTCATTTTCACCAATACACTTTACAACCAGAAAAGCAATATCATTTGGGACTCCGTTATCATCAAAACTAATCGGAATGAATTTATCTGCAGCAACATATTCTGTCTTGTCCGGACCAAGCGGTCGGAGAACCATTGCTCCAAGAGCAAGACCGGTCTGAAGCTTCTTATTTATGTCGGACAGGCCTTTCTGGAGAACCTTATCCATCTTGTCATTATTTAATATCTTGGCTTCCATCTCCACCAGAGCCGAATCTGCAAACTCACGGCAGATACCTTCTTCCAATTTCAAGGATTCTACTGTATCGTCACACCAGTCTGCATTTCCGGCCAGCATTCTTTTCCATTCATTGATGGCATCGATCATGGTCTGTGACAGTGCCACATCTTTGCCAATTATATTTTTTAATGTCGTGTAATTAAACATGCTCACTATCCTTCCCCATAGTCTTTTTAATCCATCAAACATTTTCCACCTCTTCTATCAGATCGCGCATATCCCGCTCAATCGTATACTCAAACGCGTCCAGGCTGTCAATATCGGTGCTGCCATCATCAAGACGTTCATCTTTATCTTTCACGTCTTTATTCCATACTGCATCCGAAAGTGCTGTCTGCAGGGATTTGCAATCCTCTGTGATCCAGAATCTACCAGCTCCCATCAATCGGACTGTGCAACGGATCCGGTCAATAATAGATGCTTTCTTCGCCTTACGAACAACAATCCAAGGGAACTTCTTTTCTATTGCATTCCGAATAGAATTACCAAGTACTGTCTCTGCGTTGTCGTAATACACAGACTCGACATTGCAATATTCTACACAATCGCCATGCTTAACGATCACACTATATTTATCAATGACCTCTTGAACAAAATCGCAAAACAACTGATCCAGCATATTGCTGTCTATGTCTTTTTCCTGGTCTTTTGCCATGACTCGCTTAGACATAATCCCTATTACGTCTCTGTAATCGTCTGTATATCCTCTGGCTACAAAAGAATGACCGGACTGATTTCCTCCGAAGTCAAGTCCGATCTCTATCGATACAATATCATTTTTCCTGAATTGTTTATGTTCCGGATTGTCTGCAGGTCCTTCCAGTACTTCACACCGGAATTTCTCCGGATTGTCTGCAAATCGTTTATAAATTGCTCCTTCTGCTCTCTTCCATAACCCAAGAATCAGACGATCGTAATAAATTGTACCTTCATACTCTTTGCACAACTGCTCAACAAATTCCTGTGGAAGAAACGGATTATCAAAGATTGTGTATCTCTGCAAATAGATATCCAGTTCGTCATTGTCCAGAAACTCTTTCAACCAGTGTGTTGGATGTTCTGGGTTACAAGCTCCATCAAAGCACGAGTACGGCTTATCAAGTCGTGATTTCAACATCTGAAACACTTCTTTGTTCCACTTGGCAATCTCATCACCGTAACAATATTTTATGCTGGCTCCCTGTATCTTCGCTACCTGACTGACTTTCTCTGCTCCCAGGCAATACACTTCTTCACCACAGATCATTGCCATATTCCGGTTATTGATCTGCCCGATCAGTTCCTCTGTATAAATCTCACGCATTGGCTGCAGCACGTTTCGTTCAATCGATTCCTTAGACACACCAAGTATAACATTTAGTCCCGGCTTGCCAGTCCTCTCTCGAATACGGAATGGAACCACAAAAGCTGTATCTACATAAGACTTTCCGGAACGAACTGCCCCGGATTTAATGTTCCATCTATGAGTTGCGTTCACAATATATTCATTCTGTTTCTTGCTTAAACGCATTGTCCCGCACCTCTTTTAATATCTGATCCAGACGATCAAGCGCATCGTTATTCTCATTTTCGCCTGTGATAGATTCTTTTCTCGCTTTGATAAGCTCTGTTTCAGCTTTCTTATTCTCAAGATCTTCCTCGGTTCTATTGCTCTGTCCAGAATACTGCGCTACGAACTTCGCAGCCTGTGTATCCCCATCCAATGCAGCCTTAATCTGAGCCATAAGAAGAGCCGATTCCAAAGTACACTCAACTCCGAATGACTCTAAAACCGGCTTCCATTCTTCGTTATCTATTTCTGCAGTAAGCAGCAGGTTTAACGTCTTCTGGAAGTTCGCCTTCCTGCGCCTTGCCTGTCCGCTTGCTTTTCCCGCTATTTTTGCTAACTCCCGGCGTTCCTCCGGAGTTCGATTGTTATTTGCGTCTCTTATGTTTTCATAGCCTGCCACTTCACCACCTTCAATTCTGGTTTATTTTTGCATTAGAAAAGCACCCCGGAGGGTGCCATTTATATTTAGTAATCTTCCATAAGTTCAATAATATTTACTTAGCTATTCCCAATATGCTTGTAATCGTCGATATAGTTGCATAATATATTCCAATCATAGCTACAACAGTAGATACAACTCCTATTACTATTGCGATATTGTTTGAATGCCTATACTTCTTCTCTTCTTCCATCTTGTCATTAACCGTCTGCTTTAAATCATCTATTTTGTCGTTTTGAGAATTTAATATCTGTTCTATTTTATTTAAACGATTATCTATTTTATATTCAAATTCGGATATCTTTTTTTCTGTTCTCCTTTCGCTTTCACGAACATCTTCTCTTAACTCACTCTGATCCCTATCCACTTTTTCAATATAAGATTTCAACAGATCATCCATGTTTTTTCCTTCTTCCATACGAGTGATTTTTCTCTTTCCCAAACTCGAATTTATTCTATCCGAAATAGGAATTACACTATCCATTTTATGCACCTCCACTATTCCATATGTGAAAATACATCCATGATTTTCTTTATATCATTTGGTGTTGCCGTAAAATCAAACGTTTCTCCGTCTTTTCTAATGAATCTTATTGTTTTATCCTCTCCATATGTTTGCTTTTGTGCAATTCTATCAATTCTAGGAGCAGAGGATTCCCCCATAAATAAATTTTCAAATAACGGTGTTAAAGTAATAAAGAATGCCTCCATTTCATTTTTAAAATTTGTTACTATCTTATTTCCTTCCTCTTCTGTAAATTCTTCAATCAAATTAACTTCCTTATCTTCTTTGCACGACAGAACTTTTCTCGCATTCCATTCTATTTGATTTGATAAAGTGTATTTCCACAAAAAATCTGTTACACAATTCAAATCATACCCTAACATTTTTTCACATACTTCTGATAGTTCATCTGTACAATATGGATAGTCATTTCTCCTTTCAAATACAGACAATATCTGAAGTGCTTTGTAAAATATAAGTTTATCTTCTTTATATTTTGCAAAAAGCTCTTCACAATAATTAAACATATTATAACCGTTTTCAAATGCCATTCTAATTTCCTCCTAATAACCTAATAAACCTACTCTCATAATATCTCATTTCTCGACATTACGCAACGAAAAAGACACCCGCGTTGCCAGGTGTCCTCTCTCGGTTCATGTGTAAGGTTGGGGGAACTAATCAAATGACTATCATATGTCTTTTCATCATGTCCAGTATAATAATAACATAGCAAAAATATAAATATTATAAATCTTTCAATATCTGAGATATCCTCGCCTGCGTATATCCCACGCATTCCGCTGCTTCTCTTTGCGTCATCCCATCCAAGAATACCATTTCAAATATATCCTTGGTCGTTCCATCAGGCATTGCGGCTATGTACTTCTCTACTTTCTCGTTCTCCCGAATCAGCTGATCTTTTCTCTTCTCCTTCTCATAGATCCGCATCTTCAATGCAGTTGCTGCCTTTGGCTCTTCCACTCTCACCTGCACATGCTCCTCAATGTAAGGGAACTCATCCGAACTCTTTGTAACCTTCCCCGATACAACCGGCACTGCATCCAGTCTCTCCTGAAGTTTGGCAATGATTCCATCCAGATTCTCAATATCCCGCTTATTCTTCTTGTATTTACTTAGCTGCTCTCTGTTCATTATACTCCCGCCTTACTCTTTCCTGAATCCCTTTAATCAGCACTTCTCCATCCATATCACTGTACGTCTCAATGCCTTTACGAAAAAACAGCTCGCATTCGATTTTAGTATGAATTGCATTCGTGTCCTTTGGATGTCGCCTTAGCCTGATCAATGCCCGCCGGTAATCATCCGCTGCCAGCTTTACAACTGCTGCTTTTAAGTTTTCATAGCACTCGACATATTCACTCATCGCCGGTCACCTCTTTTATGTCTACTCCCATCTTCCGCAAATAATCCTCCACCGAATAACTCTGATAAGCTGGTGTATGGAATCTCTCACTTGCCTTCGCATCATGGTTCTCCTCCAACCCTTTGTAATGCTTCTGACTATCCAGTCTTACCTGTCTTCTGTCTCTTCCTCTGTTCAATCATTTCTCAGCTCCTTCGTCGTTTTGTTTTTATTCATCAACTTCCTGTTCAAGCCAATGTGCTTTACAATCTACGCATACCTCTCTACTTGATACTAGACTACCTTCTTTTCGGCAATATGCTCTTTTATCACCTGCATAATATGGACAATTTATGTTGTAATAAATCATAGCTTCTTCGCTTGCACCACCATCATCAATGCTTACTCGGTTCAAGCGTGATTCCAAACCGTCCAGCAATAGATTTATCATATATTCCCTATTTGTCATTCTGCTTTCTCCTTATACGGTTTCGGCAACGGCATCCATGCAACAATTGTTTTTGCCGTGTGTTCATAGATTCCTTGAAAGATTCCATTTCCCCAATATCTCATCTCTGTTACTGTTCCGCTGTAAAAGCATACAATTACATCCGTGTTATCCTCCGGCAACTTCTCACTACATGGAATCCATCGACTTTCTTTCAGTGCATGTATTCCCATATCAATTGCTTCTACTGTCGGTTCTGACCAACCATATTCGAGATGTTTTACCAATCTATCTATTGCCTGTTGATTATTCATGCTTACACCTCCTCTTCTTTTGGAAACTGAAATACCTTAGGCAATACCCAGTAATTAGGTTGTACATAGCATTTGTTCACAATGTCATAGCCACCATCTAATTCCATTCTGGAAAGATATTTCTCTCTACACATTTCCATAGCCTTAATAGCTTTTTCCTCGGTGGAATATTCAGCTAAAATATAAACTCTATCTCCTTTGCCGAGGTCATTTCCTGGAAAAGTTCCAATGATTGTTGCCATATTCCCTGAATACGGGGAAATTGCAATCAATTCATAAGGCACATCCAGTAATCCGCTCTGACTAATGATTCTCATAACTTACCTCCAATCTGCTTCTGGTTCAGCTTCAACCTCAACATCATCATCGTACATATCTATAATATCTGTGATATCGCAGAACGCCCTGTCTAACCTCATCATGAAAATGTCAAATTCATCCACGCGTCTTAACGAATTGATATCAAGTTCACTTTTGAATCTTGTAATTCTGAATCTATTACTTTTCGATTCATACATATGGATTTCTTTTGTCAATTTCTCGTCCTCTTCACATTTGAAAATCACAAAATCTTCCTCCGAATATGCGATTGCTTATATCCACGGTTACTTCTGCTGTCACATTCTGATATGCCGGTCCATCATCTGTACAAATTTCAAGTTCGGACGTATCAACATTCTTGCTGACATATTCCTTGTATTTCTCGAATACATCTTTCAAGCTGATTACATCTTTGTCCGGCTCTGTCATAAGACTCTTGAAGTTTCCTAAGATTTCTTTGTTGTCAATCAGATTTGTGTTGTTAATAATTTCCGTGAGAACTGCATCGAGCTTCACTGTATATTTGTCCAGATTTACTCTTTCGATTACTGGTGTCATTACTTCTTTTACTTTCTCATCTATAATCTTCTTTGCTTCACCTTTCCAGTTGAACTGATCTTCAATACTGCTTTTCAGTGCTTTGGTCACGGCATCAGACACAAGCTCTTCAACTGTTCCGTCATTCAATTTATCTGTTACTGCTTTCGCTATTCTTTCTTCAAATGTACTCATAATTCGTTCCTTTCTCCTCCCAGTATTCAACTATATATTCTTTCTTCCCCTTCGCATTCCCTGGAATCGTCCTGTATCCGATCTTAACCGTATATCCCGCCTTCACCAGTAGCCTTGCGATCATCAACCGTTCTTCTTCATTTAAGCCAACCGTCCCGCCACGGACATTATGTATTATCGCCATCGTTTTCTCCTTCCTCCGGAATCAGTTCCGGAAAATCAAATATCGTCATTTGTCCCTCAATATTTTCAGCTTTTCTTTTTTCTTCTTCCATTCGTTTCTTTTTGTATTCGTTGTATTTCATTCGATACTCATAACTCTTTCCGAAGATATTCCATGCTGCCTTTACTACATTCGGCTCATACTTTCGAATCTTTTCAAGATCTTCTACTGCCTTATATGATATCGGGCATCCGCAACATCCCGTTCTGGTTAATCCATATACTTCATATGCATCCGAATATTTTATTTTGTAATACTCCTTATACCATGCCTTATCCTTATCGGATACATAATAAAGTGGTCTCAGCCGATACTGACCATCTGCAGTTTCCGTGAAACAAAGAGCCGTATTATCTTTTCTCGGTACTGATCTCATTCCGCCTTCATCTCTACGCTCTCCGGTTATAATCATCTCATAGCCCTTTTGCACATCATGAGCAAGCTTTTTCTTGCAATAGTAACAACATGTCGCACTTATCATGAAGTCCGGCGGATATTCGCTAATGAAGTCTCTCATATATTTTGACGAATTGATCACCAACTGTATATTTGGTCTTGGTTCTCCTGCCGAATTGCAGCAGCAGAGAAAATTAATCAGGCTCTCACATTTTGGATATCTTGCTTTTAACTCTTTTCTCTTCGCCGCTTTATCTTCTGCCTGATCGTATTCATCCGCTATAGACAGCGGCACACCCTTCTTTTGCCATTCTGACAAGCCTCCAGACATAATCTTCGACACAAATGGGATTCCATATGTTCTTGATGCCCGGACAATATTAATCTTCGGTCTTCTCTCCTCAATTTCTACGCCGTACTTTTCAGCAACGTGCTTTACATGATCTCTTGTTGCTTTCATTTCCAATCCAGTATTGAAAAACACATATTTGATCGGCGGTAATTCGAATATCAATCTGGTCCGTTCAATCAGGTCAATCATAATGTCGCTATCCGATCCACCAGAATACGAACAAATAGCATCGGGATGTTCCCTCAGTCTTTTTGCAATAATACTCTTAATTGCTTCAAATTTTGCCGGTGAATCAAAATCTGCATAATCCGGTCTGTCTGTATAAACCTTACTTACTCCGTTTTTCATCTTTTCAAAAGGAGCCGATGCATCATCACTCCGGCCGGAGCTCCGTCTCCTTTCGTTATGCTAAAAATCAAATACTATTTCCGGTGCCGGTATAAAATCAACACTGCATTCTTCTCTGTTGTCCAGCTCTATCCTCCGAACCGCCTTATTGATCTCTCTGGCATTGTCCTTGCAGTACACATAGCCATCCGGCGCATATAAGCTCTTCACTTTCCCGTTGATCCGGTCCAAAATCGTTTGATATGACATATGGTTCTTCCTGCCGGCCTCTCTTACCGACCTGTAGAAATCAACGATCTGTCCTTCTTCACTGATCTTCACGACCGAAGTTTCACAGCCGTTGCCTCTTCCAGTTAACTTACCAAGTTCACTTCTGGTAATGATTCCGATGTTATTCAATGCATCGTCTGTGATAATCCCGTTCCTGTGATAAGTTACCATTCCCGGAGGCAATTCACCGATAAATGTGATCTGCATCAGCTTCATGATAACCTGTTCCTTGCAGTTCAATTTCACAACCCTTCGACCGTTCGTAGTCTTGATATATGGGTGCAGCGCTTTGTACCCACGTTTCAGTGCCCTACGAACATTGCCGAAATAGTTGATCTGGTACTTCCCGTCATATCCCGGAATGTCATACCATCCTCTTGGATTGATCTGCTTAATCCGCATGATTTCCACCTCCCGTCATTCCTAAAAGTGCCCTTTCCATCTGACTCATGTCGTAATCACGTTCAGCGAAATTGCTAAATCCTTTTCTCTTTACTTCTCCTTCGTACTGACCTTCTAGTACCTTTGTAAAATTGTTTGGAAGTACTAACCAATCAAACGTAATTTTCCAATCACCTTTATCTGTTTTTCCTTGCAAAAATGGACTGTTCTTCACGTTCTCAATAGCCTCTAAGACTTCCTCAACACTATTTTCTTCGATCCTTGCGTTCAGATTCTTGTATCTCTTAGATGTCTTGTCCATCTTTTTTATTGGTTTGATTCCATACTTCTCCAACTCGTTCCATGCGCACACTACACGTTCTATCGATTCCGTATTCGGATTCGGATTGGATTCGGATTGGATTACGGGAACATCTGCATTCATATGTTTGCAATTGTTTGCAAATGTAATATCTTTGCCTTCATCTGGATTCGGATACTTACTTTTCTTTGCACGAATATTCTGATGCGACTGCCAAGTTGACAACTGAAGGTACGGTTTTCCTGCTACTTCGTAGTGTCTGACCAAGCCAACCGACACCAACTTCTTGAGCGCATCTTCAATATTTTTATTCGTTACATCTTTTAAAGGAAAGCAAGTTCCTTTTATAATCGCAGTTCTTCCGTCAAATCTTCCATAATCATCACAACTTACGATCAATCGATAGAACAGAACTTCTTCAAACCAACTAAGTTCACCAATGGTATCACTTGTCCTAATTGATTCTTTCAATATTCTGTTAGGCATTTTGCACCTCTTCTATCATTATTTTTCATACAGCTTCATCCAATCATCCAGTGGCATAGTAACCAGCCACCCTTTTCTATTCTTCCGATGCATAACAACCGGCATTTCACCGGTTCTTGCATCATTCTTTGACTGTTCCACGGCATCATAGATATTCAGCTTTTCTACTCTCTTGCATTCAATATGAATTCCCGGAAGACCAACTACATCTGCGTCACCATTAGATCCGCAATACTGTTGACCTCTCCGGCTGTCCTCATATCCGTAGTTTTTTAGTATTGCAGCAAGCTCAAGCTCACCTTTCTTTCCCTTCTGGTTTGAATTCATTTATTATGTCCTCCAATCAATGCCGTTTTCTTTACAATCTTTTATAGCTCCATTCAGAGACCAATCTATCGAATCTCTTCTGTTTTCCTCCTGCCTGACATATGCTGCAAGCATTCCTCTTTCCACCGGATCATCCAGATCAGGTCTGAAATATCCCTTTCCATCCGATAGATTCAAGATAGATCCGTCACGCCTTGCATAATGAATCAAATCTCTTACCTGACGGTCCCTGAATCCAGTCTTCATACACAGCTCATATCTTGTGACTGCATTAGCTCGTCCTTTCGGAATATAATCACAAATATCAAATCCCTCACAGTTTAATGACCGGAGATAATCCTCTAATTCTATCTGTCCTTCCATGCTGCTCCTTTCCGCCAGAGCCTGGCTCTCTGGCTGTGATACAACATCTTGTGCAATAAATAACGCTGGGTGAGTGCTTATGCGTTACATTTCCTTGTTACAATGCCAGGGAATCTATGTTAATAAGTTACAATCTGCTTTTCCCGAAGATCTCTCTAAACTCTTCCCTTGTCCCATAATGTTCCTCGAAATACTTTTGAGCCATTTGCTTCAGTTCCAGATCAATGCCATTATTCGGATTCTGATGAACACTGTCCGGATAATTCTCATGTAAGTAATAAGCTATCGGTATTACAAATCCGTATTTCTCAGACATTGATCTATACGGGCCGTAAAATATATGATGCCGATGGCAATATGGCGTGCCGGTAAAATAACAATGATCCATATCATCTGTGAACACGCTCCACAATTTCTTAGACATCCACACCATACCTTTCTTTCAGGAGTCTCTTTTCTTCTGGTGTTGCTATTTCTCTGTCCGAAATACCCGCTTCCTTACACATGGTAATCATTCCGCCTATCAGCCTTGCCATTTCCTCTGTATTGTACGTATGGCTGCCACGAAGTAATCTGTACGTTCGATACATCACATTGTCATTGCCCTCTCGCACTTGCGATGTCGGCTGTAAATGATAATTCACGGCATATCTAACCTGATTTTCTGCATCTTCCGTATCAGGAATCGTTGTAAACACTGACTTTCCATCAATGATCCAAGGTTGTCCATATCTGATTAGCGCTATGTTATGCACCTCTGGATTTGCCATATCAAGGACCTTTCCCAACTTCGATACGAGCACCCAGTAATATGCATTAGCATCCAAGCTTCTCTTCTTTCGATATTTCTTTATCTGAATGGTCAATTTTTCGCAACCCTTTAGATCTTGGAATGCTTCTCTTGCGTCTTCATTCAGTTCAAAGGACGCTGTCTGTTTGCCAGTAGCATAATTCATGGACAACCCTTGAAATATTCCTGTGAAATCCATTACTGTTCACCCATTTTATTCATGAGAATCATAAAATGCTTTACTGTAAGTTCTCTTAAATCCTTCACTTTAAAAAAGTTGCATACATTTTCAACAGTCTGATTGTGATTTGGAATGCATTTCATTAATGTGTTATACTGTGCGTCCGAAATCAAACTCATTCCCTCTTGTTGTTTAATAGCATTCAAAACCTCATCTGCACTGGCAACACTTGTATCAATTCCAATTCCGCACATTCCAAGCGCTCTTCCTACAGCTGATGTCTCACAATTTTCAATGTAAGAAGTCTTGTTTATGAATGAGGAATCCTCTTTTTCATAGGCATGTCCCACTCCTAGCACTGAACCAAAATCATCTTTCACAACTGCAGACATCACACAGATGCCTTTCTCTAAGCTTTCAATATTTGTCTCGATACTTCCGTTCGGATATAACATTCGAAATACACGAATTCTTTGATTTACTTCCGCATATTCTTTTCCTTTAACTTCTATTTTTGTGATTGTTTGATTTGCAATCATTAACGATTCATATGTCATCTATACCGCCTCCTTCAACACAAGTTGCCCGTCTGACTGTCTAATCAGAAACGATCTGATAAGCTCTTCTCTCTTTTTCTTCTTGTCCTGGCAATCACATTTCTCTTCCGGATCCAAATTACAACCACAGAACGGACATTCCTTGTAATACATTAATACTCACCTATCTCTTTCACATAAGTCTCACACCCGCGTTCTTTGCGGATCTGCATTGCGAGATCGTTTACTCTGTTTTTTTCTGCACGTGTAACAAAACGATATGTTCCATATTTGTATTCTTCCGCTCCGAACACCATCCATATTTCTGCCATTACACAACCCTCCTGTAATTAGCATTGAGACAATCCTCGCATAAACGTTCTCCATCTATCGTATAGATATAATCTCCTTCATACACCTCACACCCACAGCAATCACAATATGTTGCAGGTACCTGTTCCGGAGGCGTTGTTTTCCATTCGTCATATCCTGGTATATGTTCCATTTGACTAATTTCCTCCTGTTTTGTATAATATAATTGACTAATTTTTTGAGCGCCCGAAGCTTGCCGGCTTATACGGGTGCTCTTCTTTGATTTCTCCTTGCAACGTCCTCACCTCCTTCACCTTACAAGCAACCAAATAAATAACATTGCATCAAATGCAAGTCCGATTGCGGCGCCGATCAGGATCTCTAACACCGTTTCTCTGATGATTCTCTGCCATTTTGTTCTTGGTCCTCTTCTTTTCATGCTTGTCCACCTCCCCTACCGCCTAAGCGGTTTTCTCTTTCTGGTATCCCAGATATCCAACAGCTACACGATTCAGCTCATTCACGATCTTTACTCGTTCTTCTGCAGATAATGTAGCCATGTCTCTCTCTACTCCATCGATAATCACGATGTTTATATGTTTCAACTGCATCACCTCTTTATAGGTTATGTGGAATGGTTTGTACTTGTTGCGATTTATTCTTCCTCATTTTCCCATAATTTCGGCTTACCATTTTCATCAACAAGTTCCGTAAAAACACCTCTGTTTTCAGGACCATCAGACATCACATACATGACTTTTGTCTTCTTGTCGTACATTATTCTCCACTCTGCACCTACTTCCACTTCAACAAACATCGATTTTATGCTCTTTGATTCTGTATCATATTCCGTTTCTGTCGTAGCTAATCCTTTACAACCACTTAGGGCGGCCACAACTGTAACTGATAAGATTAAAATTGTTACAATTTTCTTTTTCATTTTTTCTTCCCTCCTTTTCTCGTACCATCTTCAACGTGAATTGCATGATCGTCTATTCCAATCGCCCTTATGTATGGGGATACTATTCCGCCAAGGATCATAGGTAATTTAATAGGTTCTCTCATGCACTTTCCACACGCTGGACAGTAATTTGCTTTCTCCGGAAGCTCTGTAAAACATGCTGGACATAAGCGCTTCATAATATTCACCTCTTTTATTGCATCTTTCTTCAATCTCCCCTATACTTAATTCACAGGCACTGCCATGCCGAGTACAAAGAAAGGTGGAGGCATCATGACTTTTAACCCAGATCAAATTCGCGACATCTTAATCGCTGTTTCTGAATCGCTTATTCCTGACGAAGATGGATTTGTATCACCAATCTACCCAATTGATTTAGTTCAAGATAAGTTATCTTCTTATCCACGCAATGAGACTTTATATTGGATACGGCAATTAATGGATTCCGAAATCTTAATTGTCGGAAAAAAATACATTGATGAACCAATTCCACACATAAAAGACTTATCTCTTGCAGGATATCAATTTATTGAAAACGCCTCTAAGTCTGCCATTTGGAAAGAAATTCGACCACGACTGATTTCGACTGCGTGTTCCTGCCTTCCCAGTTTTATCCAATCCGCCATAGAATTGGGCGGTAAGCTTATCGCCAAGTATTCGAACATCCATCTTTAATGACAGTTCTGCGAGACTGTCATTTTCTTTTATAGAAAATTTGCATTCTCGGATTCCTCTAATAATCGTTCCGTCTAAGACGATATGTCCATCTTTTAATTCAAACAAATGTAATTTTGTCATCCCATCACTCTCCTTTCTCATCCGTTGCAAATAAGTAATCTAATGTTTTGTCTGAATTGTTTTACGCTCATTTTCGAATTCGATAAGATCCTCTTCAGAAATCCTATATTCTCTTCCAAGTTTGATTGCATTCAACTTGCGCTGTCGAATCCAATCCCAGACTGTGATGATTTTGACCTTGTATCTTTCTGCGACCTCGTCACAGGTGTACATTTTAGACAAAAATATCCCTCCTTTTTTATAGTTATTTATACTTGTGCTTACCTCGGTTTAATGATATACTCAGTTTGTCAGAACGAATTATATCATTTTAACGAACTATCTCGTTTGTAGAACTATTTAGCTCGCACCACCGAGGTATGTATATAATATAGCTCGGTTTGCCGAGGTTGTCAATAGTTTTTATGTCAATTTAGCGAGATATTTTTAGAAAGGAAATATCATGTATGAAATTTTCAAAAAATTATGTGACGAAAAAGGGATAACTCCTTACAGATTTTGTAAAGAAACTGGAGTCAACACTTCAACAATTAGTTCTTGGAAAAGCAAGGGGTCTGAATGCTCTCCAAAAACAGCAAAAGCTATATGCGATTACTTCAATGTAAGTATGGATTATCTCATGACTGGTATAGAAAAGAATGATAATCCATACGCAATTACTTCCAAAGATGAAAGAGACATTGCGAAAGATTTAGAAAATCTCCGCGAAAAATTAATGCATGGCGCAGATGGCCCTCTCTCTTATGATGGCGAACCAATTCCAGAAGAAGACACAGAGTTACTTCTCGGACAGATTGAATTAATGATGCGCCGATTGAAACCTATCAATAAGGAAAAATACAATCCTAATAAGAACAAAAAGTAGGTGTTGCAATTGAAAACACATGATATTAAGCGCTTAGTTGCTTACTATATCAAAAAATTTGAAACCAGAGATCCATTTAAGCTTGCTGAGTATCTGAATGTAGAAGTGCAGACCGGGCCACTCGGAAGTCGTGCTGGTTGCTATATGTTCTTGAAGAATCACAAGTGTATCTTCCTAAATGAAGATTTAGAAGAGCATGAAAGAATCCTTGTAATGGCTCATGAATTGGCGCACTCAATTATGCACAGAAAAGAAAATTGCTATTTTATCAGAAACAAAACCCTTCTGTTAACTTCTAAGATGGAAATTGAAGCGAATACCTTTACAGCAGAATTGCTGATACCGGACGACCTGATCTATGAGAATGCAGGAATGAACAGTTCACAGATTGCACGAATGCTTGGATATGATGAAAAGATAATGGAATTCAAGAAATTATAATGGTCAATTCAGTATCTCTAACTATAAATACACTGCCCTCTTGATATGATAGTATTTGTATGGCGGAGATATCTGGTTGAATAAATAATCTCTGAAAAAAGCGAAACATTTTGGAACAAATAAAACGAAGGGGAAAAACATATGAAAAAGAAATTTGTAGCACTATTACTGGCATCATCTATGGCATTGTCATTATCTGCTTGTGGAGGATCTGGATCTGATTCTTCAAGTTCTAAGTCCGACACGAAAAAAGAAGAAACAGTAAAATCTGATAAAAAAGCTGATGAAGCTACCACTGAAGATTCTTCAGATAAAGCAAATTCATCCGAAAGTGACGCATCTGATCAAGGAAACGATTCTACTTCTTCTACATCAGATACACAAACAGCATCTTCGTTAAATATGGACAAATGTATATCTGATTTAAAAGCGAACTTACCGCTTGATCCAGATTACACCTATGTTCAAGATTATTATATCGGAGTAAAAGATGATACAATAACTATAACTGCAGTTGTTGATGATTCTACTGATCCATCCCTTGCTCTTGATTTTGCTGATACTCTTGTAAGGCAATTGAATTTATATGCGCAAATGCAAGATTCTTCTATAGAATCAAGTTCACAGAACTTTTATGGAGGTCTCTATACTCGCTATAATGCCCTTGTTGGCGTCGCACCAGCCAGTAAAACTAACAGCCAAAAAGATTGGTTTGTCTACGACGGCATATCTGGTGGAAAGGTTATGCTTAAATTAAATAAACAATATAGATAATAATAAAAAATTCCCCGGTGTCTACCAAACACCAGGGAAAATCCCGAGTAATATATACGGCGAAGGATTCGCTCGATACAGTACTCCCTCAACAAGAATATTGTATCACAAAAATCCAGCACCGTATAGGTGTTATTTTTGTACCCATTTTTGTGCGACGTCGCACATATAATTACAGGAAGGTGATACAATGAGCGTAAAATATGCATACGGCTACATCCGGGTATCCACTCACGATCAAGAAGAAATTTCCCCGGATTCCCAGGAGCATCTCCTCCGGGACTATGCAGCCAAGAACAATATTGTAATCCTGAAGATCTTCACGGACCTTGGTATTTCCGGAAGAAAAGCCAACAAGCGTCCCGGCTTCCAGGAGATGATCGGACTGGCCAAAGGTGATGATCATCCGGTTGATCTGATTCTGGTATGGAAGTTTTCCAGGTTCGCCAGGAATCAGGAAGAATCTATCGTTTATAAATCTCTATTAAAAAAGCAGCACAATGTAGATGTCGTGAGTGTATCTGAACCACTCTCCGATGATCCCTTTGGCAGCCTGATTGAGCGTATCATCGAATGGATGGATGAATACTATTCTATCCGGTTATCCGGTGAAGTGTATCGTGGAATGAAAGAAAATGCACTCCGCGGTGCATACCAGGCACGTCCACCACTCGGCTACAAGATCGTGGAGCATGGCAAGCCGCCGGTGATTGTTCCGGAAGAAGCAAAGATCGTTCGGACCATATTCGAAAAATATGCAAATGAAGGTATGAGCTTCTTTGATATCGCCAGATACCTAAATTCTTTAGGACTCAAGACTTCACATGGAAAGCCATTTGAACGAAGATCTGTCGAATACATCATCCAGAATCCTTCCTATTGTGGCATGATCCGGTGGAACCGGACAGAGAACAGCACCAATCGTATCAAAGATAAGGACGAATGGATTGTTACAGAAGGGCAACAGCCGGCTATCATATCAAAGGAATTATTTGAATCGGCACAGGAGCGATTTAAAGCCACCTACAAGCCGGTTGGCAAGCGCCCCTCTTCCACTTATAAGCATTGGCTTTCCGGACTACTGAAATGCCCGGATTGCGGACGCACCTTAACCTCAACCACTATGAAACGAGTCAATGGGGAAAAATATTCTTACTTCTCCTGCTACGGATACAGCAAAGGAAAATGCAAAAAGCCGAACGGCATAAGTTCACTGGTCCTTGAAAAGGAAGTTCTGGCCAGTATCAAAGAAGTATTGGATACCAAAGATATTGTCTATGAATTGCGTGAATATCAACCCACAGAGCAGTTTGACGAACGCAAGGCTATAACAGAACAATTGGAAAGTTTAACCGGCAAAGAGGATCGAATAAAAGCCTCCTACCGGGAAGGGATTGATACACTGGAAGAATATAAAGCGAATAAAGCTATCATTCAGAAAGAACGTGAATCCTTAGAACAACAATTAAAGGATTTGAAAAAGGCAGCGCATAAATCTGATCAGGATCCGGCGGATGCTATGCTGCAGAAGGTACGGAGTGTGTATGATATTCTCATCTCCAACAATTATACATACGTGCAAAAGAACGAAGCCCTAAAGCAGATCATCGACAAAATTATCTACGATCGCAAGAACGATTCTCTCAAAATCTACTTTTTCTTATACAGGTAAAATACCCGCAAGCCAAGTAAAATCAAGGGTTTGCGGGTACTTTATAGGTTGTGACAATTTGGTTGGCCATATTGAGTAATAGAAATCCACCCAGTCCTGCCAAGACTTTTTAGAGGGTGGGTTTTCTATTTCCTACTGACATATCAAATATATAAAAGTCAAAATTTTTATTGTTCATTTACACCACCTCCTATCTATGTATCTTAGGAGGCCTTCCACCCATATTGCGGTTGTTTATAGTAGTATATCACATACGTTTTATTTATTCAATTATTAAATAAACTTCATTATATCTTCCACGATCTGTTCTTTCGTCAGATGATTCTCTTTCAGAACTTCTGCTACATCATAACGGTCGAGGAACTCTTTCTTCAGTCCGAAGTTCAGAACCTTCATGTCCGAATCTCCGTAGAATCTTGCGATCTTCTCGCCGAATCCGCCATCCAGAATACCATCTTCCAGAGTGATCACAACATCATGATCTTTCTTAAGTTCTTCCAGAAGTTCTGCATCAATACCTGTAATATAATATGGATTGATCACAGTTGCATCTGTACCAGTTACTTTCTTGAGCTCTTCTGCAACTTCTTTGCCAAGTCCGTAGAATGTTCCAAGTCCAATCACTGCAACCTTAGAACCTTCCTGAGTTACTTCGTATTTGTTCAGGTCTCCGAAGTCTTTTGTAATCTCTTTTCCGTCAGAGATCACACTGCCGCCCGGAAGTCTGATTCCTACCGGATACTCATTCTGTTCGATACTCCAGTCGAGCATTGCCAGGTACTCTTCCTTGGTTGTCGGAGCAAGGTATACTAGATTCGGGATATTTGCCATCATCGGGATGTCATATAATCCAAGGTGTGTCACATCATTCATTCCGTATACCGAACCACAGAATGTTACAATAGTTGCCGGGCTGTTATTAATGCAGAGATCCTGTGCGATCTGGTCATAAGTTCTCTGTACAAATGTACTGTATACTCCATAAACCGGTTTTCCGCCATTTGCGGCAATTCCGGAAGCCAGTGCTACGGCTGTCTCTTCTGCGATACCGACATCTACGAACTGTTTTCCTGCTTCTTTTCTCTTATCTTCTGTGAATCCCATAACAGTCGGTGTTCCGGATGTGATCGCTACCACTGCCGGATCTTTTTTCATCTTATCCAAAAGGTAATTCAGAGAAATATCCGAATAGTCTTCTTCTGTCATCTCGTATAACGGTTCACCTGTCTCGATATGAAATGGTCCGTTATAATGCCATACTTCTTTGTTCTGCTCTGCCGGTGCATAACCTTTTCCCTTTAAGGTATTGATATGCACAACAACTGGTTTCCTGCTGTCTTTGACACTCTGGAATGCTTCGATCAGGTCTCCGACAGCATTTCCGTGATCCACGTAAATGTAATCCAGTCCCATAGCCTTGAACAGGTTGCATTCTGCCTGTCCGTTTGTCTCACGGAGTAATTTTAAGTTGCCATATAATCCGCCGTGGTTTTCTGCGATGGACATATCATTGTCATTTACAATGATGATCAGATTTCCGTCTAATTCTACTGCATAGTCCAGTCCCTCCAGTGCTTCACCGCCGCTTAAGGAACCGTCACCGATCACTGCGATCACATTTCCTTCTTCCCCTTTCAGGTCTCTTGCTTTTGCAAGTCCGCATGCAAGGCTGACTGATGTAGATGTATGACCTACTGTAAAATGATCGTGTGCACTTTCATTCGGATTGCTGTATCCGGATACATCATCGTAATGTTCTTCATAGAGATATGCATCCTTTCTTCCTGTCAGCATCTTGTGCGGATAGGTCTGGTGTGATACGTCATATACAATCTTGTCTTTTGGTGACTCGAATACATAATGCAGTGCGATCGTTGCCTCTACCATACCGAAGTTTGGTCCGAAGTGTCCGCCGTGGATACTGGCTCTCTTTAACAGTGCTTCTCTCATCTCACCTGCCATTACGGTCATCTCGTCTACGGTTAATTTCTTTACGTCTTCTGGTCCGTTAATCTTTTCTATATACAT